AATATCTGTTTTAATTGAATTGCATTTGAACGATAGAAACGCATCACTTCATTTTTTTCTTTAATACGTTTTTGTTTTGTATCCTCTTTTTTAGCCGCAAGAATTTCTTTATTCAGTTTTGCTTCAATATAGTTTATAAGTTCTTGTGTATGAACTCTAGTATCTACAATCTTTTTACCTTCACGAACTTTAGTATTATTGAATGTTTTAATTTGTGTCAAAAACACATCTGATGCAGCAATACGATTCAGTGTCAATGCAGGTATTGATTGAAATACACGACCCGCATTTGATAGAATAGAAGTGATAGCCGTAGTTTCTTCTTCAGTAAATGTAACAGAACCAGAAGCATCAGTAAACGAGGCATCACGAAACCAAACATCTTTTGTTGGCTTCAAATGCCCAATGTCAATGTTGTATGATGCTTTCATTGTCTCAAGTGTTTTACCAGAGTATGATGTATGAAACACTACACCAATTTGTGCTGCTAACATTGTTTGTGCTAACTTAGATTTCGTTGGTACAGCATACACAATAGTGTTTGGTTGAAAAATAATATACTCTTCACCATCAATTGTTTCTTTTCGAATATCACCTTTACTAAACATCATGTCGCCCTGCAATACACCTTTGATACCCAACTTAGGTAGAAATGCCAGTGCAAGTTTAAGTTTTTCATTCAATCCACCACTCGAATGATTTTCATCAATGTCTTTATCAGTATAATTCAATTTTGCATTTTTTGCAAACACTGATTTAGTGCCAACGAAAAATTTGCCGTTTTCTGGATTTGTGCCAACAAAGATAGCAGGTGCGCCATCCCATTTAGTCGTGACGTTTATCTTTGAGCCTGTATGACCGGCAAGCATATTGCGTAGTGAACGTAAAAAGTTTATTGCTTCACGACCACCAGAAACACCAGCATTTAATACATTATCTTCAAGATGTTCTAAGTGAACATTCTTGCCTTCTTTACTTTCTCTTAAATATTCCATGAATTTCATTTTTTTTTTTATTTTGTTTTATTTTGCTATTACAAATCTGCCTGAAAGTTCTGTTCTTGATGTTACATATTCAAACATTACTCTTATGAAATCATTAATTTGATTCATTGATTTTTCATCTTTTCTTTCAAACCAATTTTTTATGATTGGCATTACGTTATTAATTATATTGATTGCACTTGTTTGACCACGCATGTAATCATATAACTTTTTATCTTTTTTTTCTAAAGCTGCTCTCATCTCATCAATAGGTTTCATTTCTTTATAATATTCTTTTTCACCTTTTTCGTAAGCGTCTAAAATTTTTCTAGATGTTACTGAATCGACAAAACCCAACAATTCACAAAATATTTTCATTGAGCCAATTGAACCACCTCTTGCTTCTGCACCACCGCCAATAAACTCTGTAACAAATCTTTTAGCTGAAGGATCGTGTCTCAATTTAACTTCTCCACCATTGTTTAAAAAAATTCTTATATCTCTTGTCTCACCCTTTTGTGGAAAATCTACTTTCTTGTATGGTTTCCAATCAGTCACACTCTTAAATTTTATTCCATTTAAATATTTCAATTCATCTTGACGACTGAAATTAACTTTTACAATTTCAACATCTGAAGTTGTTTTTTTCAAAGATAGCGGTAGTAAATCTCCACTATCAATTAAATTAGCAGTTAAAACATTTAAATGCGTAAAATTATATGATCCCGGTTTAGCAATTCTTAAATCCGCAACAAGAGCGTCATATGCTTTTTTACTAGCAAAATAAATGTCTGCTGGATTCCATTTATTAATATTTCCAAAAGATGCTTGTTTTTCTTTAGTAATTGGAGCTTTATTGGCTATGGAAAATAATTTTTGTATAGTACCCATTACCGCTTCATCCCCACGAAAATAAAAAATGTTTTGATACCCCGAAACATTGATCTTAAAATTGCGATCAATATTAGTAATTTCTTTAATTAATTTATTTGCAATCAATGTGGAAGACTTATACCAGTCATCGTTTTGAATTAAAAATGCATCAATATCTTTTAACGACACTCCGGGAGTTGCAACTTTTTCAAAAGAATCATTGATTAATTTTTGATTTTTCAATTTGAAATCAATGTAAGATGAATAAATTTTCAAATTTAAAGTTGAATCCACTTTTGCTGATCCTAAACTATCGGCTATTGAACAAAATAGTGCTTGAGCAGATTCTTGCAAAGCGGTCTTATCAGCCATAAACTACCTCCAAAATAATGAGTATTTATGCTATTAGAGAAATGCCTCTAGGGTACTCTTTTTGTTGAATTCATAATCAGAACTAGACTTACGAAAGACCCAGACCGGTTCAATAAACACACCGTTCAGTTCTTCTGCGTTCGGTCTAGCCATCATACGCATACCAATCTTACCAACATAATTGGATTCTGGTAATGCTGCAAAGTGTTCTACCATATCATCACAAAGATTCAATCTCTTACCACCCTTTGATCTGGGTTCAATAATATTGATCATCATAAAACCGTTCTGTCGAATTGTCGGCCATACCATCTCTGTCACCTTGAAGAAGAAATCATACTTCCAACGGTCGAATGAATCATATCTTGACCACGATTGATCTGACACTGCTACTGTATCTGATGCATACTTTTCCGTTTCAAAGTATGGTGGTGATGTGAAATATAAATCAAACGTATCTGTGTACAACAACCAGTTCACATCTTCAGAGGGTTTACGCCAAATCTTAACTGTCTTTTTACCACGACATTCAAAATAATCTTCTTCCTCATGTAACTCAGGAGTACCACCCAGAATCTCTTCATATGCTACACACTGTTTTTTATACACTTTAAAGACATCAGGATTCGGATCACAACCAACATACAATTTGGTATTTGGTGTGCCATAAAAACCAGCAAGTCTATCACCCCAGCCACATGATGTGTCTAAGATATTTTCAGCACGATGACGTTCATACAATGCTTTGGCAACTGATGGTTTAAATTGTGTTGCGGTATATGTGCCAAGTCTGAATGCAGTTCGAAACGCGGCATCATCAATACCACTGTCTTCCATAACACCAGCTCTCCAAAAGTGCCAATTCATCTTTGCTAACTTATCTTCATTATACCATATTTCCATCGGTGAGTCAACAGAATTAGAACCACACTTCATACGATTCTCTTGTTGAAAGTAATCTGAAATGTCATTGTAATAATGTGACTTGTCAATCACACCTAATGGTTTATCTTCATATTTGTATTTGTAGTCATATCGTTCCAATACAACATCAAAGTCTTTGTATAACTTTTCCATTGATGTGTTATAGAACTCATAAAACAACTCACGCATATCTTGTTTGTGAATTATTTTCAATGGAAACTTAGTGTCTGCTTTTATGATAAAACAGGCTAAAGAATCTCTGATGTCATCTTTCTCATACTTACTAACCAGTGCATTCCATTCTTCTTTTGTTAAAGTTGGAATCTTTCTTCGATCTTGATGTTGACCAAAGTAATCTACTATCTCACTTAATATCATACTTTAAACCCACCAAATTTATCATTGGAACGTCTTTCACGTTCACCAAAAGTATTCAGTGGCTTGTCTGATGGCACTTGACCCGAATCAATCAAATCATCTTGTGCCGCCTGTTCTACATCATACAGTTTCATCTTGGATCTGTCAATACCCACAACGAATCGTTTGAAATAGTTTGGATCATTATAACGATTTTTTAGTTGTTTAATTAGTATCTGATTCAATTGTTGCAACTCTTCGGTACTTATCAAAGCGAACATAAAATCTGCTGTTGCTGGTAGCCCAAACGATTCAGAAGTGTCTTCCAGACCGGGATCCGAACTCGTAAAGCCGCTTCTGGTGGTTTGTGTAGCAGATACTATGGGAACGTCAAACTCGACCGCTAGACCCCTCAATTCTTCTGCTATGGCCTTAATATATGAATAACTGTTTACGTTAGCACCGGGCTTGATTCTAGCACTTGCACAAATGTTAAGATAGTCAATAAAGATGATATCAGGTCGAAAACTTTTCTTGAGTTGCAATTCATTTAATAATGCTCGAAAGTGTAGAGCCGATGCTGCTGCTGTAGGATACTCTTTGATGATGAGTTTACCTTGTGTGTTGACTTTGAGTGCAGAAAACTTGCGATCATAGTCTTGCTTTGAAATTGCATTTAAGTCTGCAATGTCAATGTTCAATAAATTGGCATCAATACGTTCAGCAATTCTTTCTTCAGCCATTTCAAGTGTGATGTACAACACATTCAAACCTTGGGCCAGACAAGAACCTGCGACATGACACATAAACAAAGATTTACCAACACCAGTGCCAGCAAGTGCGATGTTCAATGTTTTCTTTGGTAAACCACCTTTAGTAATTTTGTTGAACAAATCAAGATCAAAAGGTATTTTTGTTTCATGACGATGATAGAATTCAAATCGTTCATCAGAATCATCGATATAATCATGACCAACTGATCTATCAAATGATACACCAAGAGCATCACTCAATAACTTTGGTATGGCACCCTTGCCTTCTCTGTCGCCTTTGTCATCAAGAATCTTAACAGATTTCATAATGGCATTATAGATTGCTTTGTCTTGACAAAACTTTTCAGTTTGTTTGGTTAGCCAATCTGTATCCGTTGGGTCTTCTTTGTCAGCATTAATTTCACGAACCATCTCAACTGATTTTCTAACCTGCTCTTCGGTTAGTTTACGTGACTCAGTAAAATTGATTACAAGTGATTCATAAGTAGGAAGATGTTTAAATTGATCTAAGTGAGATTTGATTTCCTCAAACAATGTTTTTTCAGTTGAGTCTGAGAAATATTCTGATTTTATGAAAGGTAAAATTTTTCTTGCGTAATCTTCATTGAAGATCAAATTCTTCAGTATCGTAGTTTCTAGTCTTTTCATTAGGTGTTTCCAAAAATATTTCTGTGAGTATATCACCTATCATTATAACAAATTCTTCATCATTTTGCAAATCATTTATATCGAAAGATGATGAATTAATAATTGTGTAATCGAATGAGAGTTTAGCAAAACTTCCCTCTTCAACGATTTTTGCTTTACCGTATCGATAAATGACATTTGCATACTTGCCTTTAAGTATGTTAATGTCTGATATTTTGTTGTGATTAGAATCTAGAAATCGAAAATCTTCATTAATCTGATATTTCGGTTTCTTCTTCCAAGGATACAGTTTCTCCCATAATACTGCTATAAGTGATTTCATATTTTTTCCTTACGAACTCTTTGAAACGCTCATCAGCAAGAATGTCTTTCCAAAATTCTTCTGTCTGTGTATCAGCAAAACGTTTCTTTTCAAGAATTTCGCCCGTTTCTTGATTTACTTTGGCATACCAACCATTACTAGGTTTGGATACGAAATTACTTTCGAGTGCAATATCAAGTAAACCAGACCACTTGTTAATACCACCATCAAAAGACACAGTAACAGGTATTTTAGATTTTTCTCTGACATATCTACTTTTTTCCACGTTAATAATAAAGTTATAGCCAACAATCTCTGTACCATCTTTGTCTTGTTGACGACCGAGAATCCAAATCGTATCGGCTGAATAATAAGAACCTGTGCCACC